GGGAGATGCGAGACTACGTCTTGAGTTACACAGCAGATAGAAATAAAGCTGATTTGTCTGAAAAGATGGTAGCTGATATGAGGCCTGTTAATCAGATAGAAGTCCCGGAGTATTTTGCTCATCGTGGTCGACCTGTTGACCAGAGAAAGTTCTTGGCTCCAAAGATAATTTTATTGTATAAGGCTTATGATATTTATTATTTTACCCATGTTATGGGGGTTCCGGTTGACGAAGATTTTATGAAAAGACATGTATGGAAGTGTATGAAAAATTATGAAGGTGAGATTATATCTCCAGGCCTTCCATGGGAACATGTCGGTAGTTCTTTAAAAATAATAGGTCTTATTGAGTTGTCTTGGTTTAATCGTTCTTTTACAGGGGACAGAAATGGTGCATTTGTTTTTTACTCGTGTGAAGGAATGTACCCTGATAAGCTGCCAGTTTTAATAGAGAAGTATAATAAGCCTACCCATGAGATAAATGAAAAATTCAAAAAAATATTATGTCTCATACCTGATGCACTAAAGTTCATGTATGAGTACATGGGTTGTAATCTGAAGAAGCAGTCTCAGTGCATAACGATAGAGAAGCTTCATCAGTGGGTTGATACAATGCCATTTCCTGCACGTTCATCATCAGGCATTCGACCTGGGCCTAAGCCTTTTGTGCAAGAAAAAGATGGGGTTCATTACAAACTTGGTGTAAACGGCAAAAAACTTGAGCAATATGAATATTTGAGAGATGAGTTTCATAAGTTAATTGAATTTCTGCGCCATGAGGATGAAGATGTGTCCTCTCCACATCCTTTTAAGTGCATCCAGGTGGCTTTGAAGAATGAAAACTTTGTAATTGACTTTTCTGCAGCGTTGATTGAACGAATTGAAGAACAAAAGAAATTGAAGGTTAAGACTCGAGTTTTTTTTATCCCAGAATTCGGTGATTTCTTTATGATGTATCTTACTCAGAATCATCGGATGAAAATGGAACGTGATGGTAAATTAATTTACATAGGATACAAAGCGTTCCATGGGGGTTCATTAAATTTAGCTAATCAGATGCGTTACTTTGATCCTAGGATGCGATGGTTTGATGCTGACTTTAGAGGATTAGATACTACGATAAAAATGCATCTATTAGCTTTATATATGACATTTGCGGGCTACTATATTGATAAAACTGTGTCTGAGGACGAGGCAGTTAAGGTATTTATGAAGTTATTAAAGATGGCCACAAAAAATATATGTGTTAAGTTGGTTCACATATTTGGCAAAGTATGGCGAGTGATTTTTGGAACTATGCCTTCAGGTTCCTTAGTTACTTCTCATGGTGATTCGTGGGTAGTGGGAATTATATTCTTTTTGTTTTTTGTTTACCAAGCATTTAAAAATGTTCAATTTTATTCGTTGGTTGTTAGTTCCTTGTCTAGTGGACAGTTGGTTTTAGTTGTTTATGGAGATGATTTTATGTTAGGAGTCCTTGATACTCTGTGTGAAATAATAAACATTGAGATTTTTGCTAAGTGGGTAAAAGAGTATCTTGAGATGGAGCTTCGAAACT